CTTCCATTTTGCTTATTTATGCCTAAATATGCAGCGAAAAGTTATAAATTACTATTTGCTAAGTTTCAGTTAACCACTGACTATCGTTGATAGAAGAAGATAGTATTCTTAGTTTTTAATAACTGACGGTTTGGAACTTTTTAAGTTCCGAACAACCCTATGGTCTTGGACTCTTTAGTGAGTCCTCTCAATTTTTGTGTTTTACTTTGAGCGTTAATGATATCTAATTGACCATTTAGATGTCTACCGCTCCCTTATACTAAAACACGTACCCCCCACCCCACACGATTTATTATGTCCTCTTTAGAAGATAATGATAACCGCGGCAATGTCCGCCGGACTGTAGGAGCTACGACGGCCTATATTAATGAGTTTAATATGGCTGTTTCATCTCTGAATTTACGTTTGATGAATTTTATTGATCTCGTGATGCGCCACCCCCTAGGCGTTGATCCATCTAACATTCGCGACTTACGTCGCATTCAAACGTATTTGAACAATCTGCGCCCTTATGAACAAGGTCGCACGGCAATGGGAGCTCTAGAGCGTGAATTCCAAGAAATCACAACTCAATATGAGCAGGGCTCTGCGCCCCATCCCATACCTCCATTGTAACCTCCGTCTCGTTCTCCTGTTTACCCCTTAACAGTTGAAGAGATAGAAACATTAATGGAACGTTTGCAGGCCACGTTGGCCCGCGCTGCGTAACAATGACATTTCGATTTGACAAGATATACTTGACTCTACTGTGCTGTCGCACATGTGTTGTGTATATCCCTATTGAAACCCCAAACCAGAGGGAGAAATCTGGCTGCGTGATCCCTTGCCAGGATCATGTTGGAATTATGGCAACTGACTTCGGCCCCCCATTTAATAAAATGACTAAAAACATAAACGATTCGGTGGGGAAGAATGCAGTACCCACCAACCCAAAATTAGGGGTCAAACTAATGGACGCTCTTCCTGTCCGGGAGAGCGTTGCTACACAGGACTTTATTTCAGCTGACCCTATATTACCAATGAGTTCTTCATTTAGTGATGTAGATGTTCCCAATGTGGAACCAAAACGCCAATCCTCGAAATTATTTACAGAGGTTTCGCGCGTTGTAGACGACGAAGATTTCGGAGATGAGTTCTCTTTGGATGCCTCTTCGGACACTTTTACAGTGTTCGGAGGGGACATCGACTTGTCATTTGATGCGGCAATTGCTGCTATTGATGATAAAGCTGCCGTAGAGGCTGAGAAAGAGCGCGCTGAAAGGAAGCGCGCTCTTCTTGCTAAAGGCAAGATGATGAAGAGCACGATCGTTGCTCAGCGAGCAGAGCAAGAGAAAGCTCTGGCTGAGAAGAATCGTGAAAAGAAAGATTCCGCGCTGCGAGCGGAAAAAGTTCTTCTGTCTAAGACTTCAGTGGCTTTGGCCGAGTTGCGAGCACGCAAGATGTCTCTCGAACGCTCAGCGAAGAAGACTGAAC